TGATCGAGCCGGGCCCCTGGCGTCACGGTCAGCCAGCCCTCGCGGATCCAGGTCGAGTAGGGGACACGGTCCTTCCGCTCGCGCTCCTGGACGGTCTCCTCGGGAACCCAGTACCGCATGACGGCATCCCAGGATCCGTCGGCCGCCTTGAACAGGAAACAGGCCGCGGTCATGTCGAGGTTCGACGCCAGGTCGACGCCGACGACACACGGCCGGCCGGCCAGGGCCTCGGGCGGGGGCCGGCGGCAGTTGGAAAACGCGTCGCCGGTGAACCAGCGGTCGTCGCTCTCTACCCAGCAGTTCAAGGAGTAGCGGAGCCACTTTGAGAATTTTCGTGAATCCGTGCAGGCGTCCTCGTAGTCGGAGCGGAACTCGTCCTCGGCGAAGGCTTCGCCCATGGCCGGATTTGCTTTTGCCCAGACAGCCGGATCGTGAGGGTCGTCGCCGGCCTCGAGGTCGGCCCCATAGATCAGCCCGTAGAACGAAGGGTTCACCGACGGATCCTGCATCGCCAGCTTCGCGTCCTTCCACCACTGGTAGCCGATCCAGTTCCGGTTCTCGCCGGCCGTGGAGACACTGATCACGAGACTGTTCTCGACGCCGCGGGTGGCGTACATGACGGTGTCCACGAGATCCGGCTTTGGGAAAGAGTGGATCTCGTCGAGCATGATCATCCCATTCAAGCCTTCGTGTGTTTTCACGTCGGCGGAAAGGCATTTGATCTCCTTCCGGTTTGCCTTGTGCCGGATGATCGTCTTGTGCTCGATGATGTCGTACACGTCGAACAGGGCAGGAGAGGCCGTGATCGACTCAGCCACCATTCGCCACATGGTGCGGGCCTGGTCGCGTGTGTTTGCCGCGAGGAACACGTCCTGGCCGGCGACGGCGTTGGCGAACTGGACGAGCTGCGAGGAGATCGTCGTCTTCCGGTTTTTCTTGGGAACGAAAACCCCGGCACGGCGGAACCGCAGCCGACCGTTCGGCCGCTTCCATCCAAACAGCGGATGGATCACGCGTTCGATATGCCATAGCAGGGGGCGGACCTGGATGATCCTGCCGTCGCCGGTGCGGTGCCGACAGAACCGCTCGATGAACTGCCGCGGGCGGTCGGCGGCCTCGACATCGAACTCGAACCCGGGGACGTACTCGGGCCGCGTCGTCGGGTCGGCGTAGAGCGACTCGGGCGGCGGGCTGATGTCAGCCGCCGTCGATGAAGGTCTGAAGCGGGTCGGCCGCCTGCCCATCGTCACCCTCCGCTGCCGGCAGCCGCGCCTCGTCGGCGGCGGTCAGGCCGAACTTCGCCGCCAGTGTGACGAAGTCGCGGCGCGAGTCACGCAGCAGCCGCGCGACCGGGGAGACCGCCTGGCCCTTGTCGGTCGCGGTGATCCACCCTTCCGCGGCGATCGTGCGGCCCAGCTCGCGGACGTCGGCGAACAAGTGGCAGAGCTGGGCGAAGGCCTCCGCGTGGATCTGGCGGAGGCGGCCTTCGGCCGACAGGGTCGGGGCGTGGGCCTCCCAGAAGGCGGCGGCCAGCGGCCGCTCGGCCAGGTGGGCCGGGGGAGTGACCGACTCCACTTCGGTCGCGGGTCGGGCGAGGGTGTTCCGGCCGGTGGTCGACCGCTCGGATGTCGGATCAGGCAGGGGGCCGCGTCTTCCCATTTTCAAGCCTCACGATTTTTGGGAAACCCGACAGAAACTCGCGTTGGGGTCGCGTGGGGTCTTCCGTGGGATGTTGATTTTGTAGGCGACCCCACCCCCCATTACAGCGCCCCTCGCCGCCGCTGCTCGGCCCTGGTCTTCCGGCCGTGGCAGGCCGAACACCGCCAGGCCAGGTTCGCTTCGTCGTCGCTGCCGCCGTCCTCGAGCGGGACGATGTGATCGGCGTGGCCGTTCTTCCCGTAGGCCACACGTCCGCAGTCCCGGCACACGAAGGCGTCCCTGGTCCCGATCCGGATCCGCTTGGCCCTCCATTCCGCCGTGCAGTAGTGGGCGTGTTCCTTCGTCTGCTCGACGGCCAGGAATCGCGGCGGCTTCCAGCGTTCGATCCGGGCTGGCATGGCGTCACATTGTGCGTCTACGGTCACTCGCCCAGCAGCAACGCCAGAGCATTCGCGAGCGGGACGACTTCGATCTCGTTGAACCGCCCGGCGTCCAACTGGCTGAACCCACCGTAGACCAGCCCGCCCGGCAGGCACTCTGTCAGGATGTCGGCCAGTAGCATGAACCGCCCGCCGGATAGCGGGACGGCGACCGGCACATGGCGGGGATCGCCATGCTCTGCCTGCACCTCCGCGAGCCGCTGGGCCAGGGCGGCGTCGAAGACAAGGGCGTTCTGACGGCCCCATTCCGCAGTGACCGGCAGGTCTAGTTCGTCCAAAGTCATGCTCTACCCATCGCGGTGTTGAATGTCGCGAAGGCGGCGCGGTACGCGGTTACATCGGCGGATGACAGATGCACACCCGCCGAGTAGCCATACATGGCATAGGGCCAGGCGACGTTTGCACTGACGGTGCCGTCAGTGTTGCGGAACGCAAACACTGTGAAATCGTTGGCGTTCGCCGTTGGCGTGCGGGCACCGTCTGTGGCAACGCTGGTGGTATCTTTGTAAATGACAAGCCCGCTGGTGTTGCGGGTAATCGTCACCAGCCCGGCGGTGGTATCTGCGCTGGCTCCAGGGGCGAACACGCCATGCCCAATGTTGCCAGAAAGGAAATCGGTGGTTCCGTTTTGACGGACATACCAGAACTGCGTAGACGTGCGACTGCCAATGAGGGCTATAGTGCTGCCGCCGATGCTGCCCGCGCCCTTCCATGCTGCCAGATGCACTGAACTCAGTGCAGGCAAATCGTCAGGCGAGAGCCCGGTGTTCAGATACTTAGAACTACTGCCCGCAGAGCCGTTTGCGTTTAGCCCGCCGGTCAGCGTGTAGTCCCCACTCACAAACGGCCCGACATTCGTATCGGTGGTGTTCCCGTACTGCGTGCCGCCGAGCGACGCACCTCGGTACAGTGGGACGAGGGCGGCGTTGAGCCCCGTCCCGGCAAAAAGGTTGAGCCGATAGAAACGGTCGCGGATGCCGGCCGCGTCGATGTCCGCGCAGAACTTCGACACAGCCCGCATGGTTGACGCCGACACGCTGCCGCCGTTGGCGACAACTGCCGTCCTCCAGGCGTTGGCTTCCGGGTGGACGCCAGAGGCGAGCGGACGCAAGAGGCGGGGATTCATCGGGCACATGCGGGAGCGTCTCTAGAGTGGTGATGTGGCGACGTTCAGATAACCCGCCAGCGGTCCGTCGTGCCGTCGTACACGAGCAGGGCCGCGCCGCCCTTGGCGGCCAGGACGTAGTCGCCCTCCCAGGGGACCAGGATCCGGTTCACGTCCGTCGAGCCAGCGTCGGCGTGCTTCAGCGTGATCGCGTCGGTCGAGTCGACGTTGATCAGGAGAATCGCGTCCCCGTCGTTCCGGGCCACGATCCCGGTGATGTTCCGGGCCGCGTTGGCCGTCAGCCGGAAGATGTCCTTCCCGGCCCCAGGCTCGTAGTTGTTTCGGTTCGCGGTGATCTCCGCCGGGCTCTCGACCGTGTTGGTCCTGGCCAGGTCCACGATCGACCCGATCGTGACCTTCTGGGTCTCGGTGCCGGCCGCGTTGGTGGCCGGGACGATCGCCCCAGCGGCGGCGCTGCCGGACGGTAGTTCAGAGATCTTGACGTCTGCCATGGGTCTATTGCTCCGTCCGGAGGAAGTTGCCGTTCTCGGCCTGGAGTTGGTTCCCGGCCTCGGTCAGGATCGTGTTTGGGGTGGCCGGCTTCCGCCGCAGCTGCTTCCGCAGCAGCGAGAGGATCCGGTTGTTCCGGGGCGGGCTGCGGCGCGGCGGGGGGATTCTGGTCATGGTGTCAGGGTAGGGGTGGGTGGCCGGTCCCTTGAACCTGGCCCCGCCAGCGTTGGTCGCGTTCCTCGTCGCTCCAGGCCTGCTGCTCGAGCAGCGTTAGCCGGCCGTAGATCTCCTCCTCGGTGGGATCGTTCGGCCGCCGTCGCCCCCCGGTGCCGCGGCCGCGCTTCGGCAGGCCGGCGAGCTGGTCCTGGAGGCGGGCCTTCAGGGTGTCCACGCTCACCCCGATCGCCTTGGCGATCTGCTGCTGGGTCTCGCCGGCGAGCCAGGCCTGGCGGACCTGTTGGATCTGCCGGGCCGTCAGGACGTTCCGCCGGGAGCCGCGGAACTGGTTCGTCCCGTCCCGGGCCCGAATCGGGAGCCGGCTCATGGCTCGAGCCTCCGGATCGTGACGATCGTCCGCGGGCGCTCGCCGTCGGCCGCGTAACGCTTCCGCCCGCTCCACTCGACGACCTGGTCGTCGTCGAGCCACACGGAGCCGGAGTCCGTGATCGCGTCACAGGCCCCTTTACAAAGGTTGTCCCAGTCCCCCGACCGCTTCGGGGGCCAGGCCGGGGCCTTCGCCGTCAGCGACCCGTCCTTCCGTCGATGGGACGGCGGCCGCTCGATCACGAACTCGAGGTCGATCGCGTGGGCGTTCGCCGACGGTGTCCGGCCGGACGCCGCGATCCGGG